TGATCGCCGTAGTCGACGATGTCACGAGATCGAGCACCACCACCTGCGCACCGCCCATCTCGTCGAGCATCGTCTTGGCGCGGATCGCCGCCTCCGCCACCTTGACGAGCCCGGACCCGTAGGCTTGGGCCTTAGTGGCGCCAGTCGTCATCACCTGCTCCAGGGCCTGCTGCTCTATCGTCAGGTCCATGACGGCTTGCGCGCCCTGGAGGTGCGCCATCTGCAACGCCTCGGTCTGCTCCAGGTCGAATTCGATCTCGGCCCGCAGCTCGGCGAGGGAGACGGCCATATCGTCGGCCGCCTGCGAGGCCGCCTGCATAGCATCCGCCAGCTCCCCCGGGGACGTCGGCGTCGGCACGTTGCCGAGCCCGGTGAGCGCGTCCTCGGCGGAGACGAGCGACTCGTCGAACCGCTCCGTCTTCTCGATGAAGCCGCGCAGCTCCTCGTCCAGGCCGGCAAGCCCCTCGGAGACCTTCGACCCGTCGAACTGCGGCGCGACCTTGGCCTGCCCCGCCAGCCCGGCGAGGCGAAGGAGTCCATTGACGGCCTCGGCGATCGACTGGACGAACCGCGCCAGGACCTCAACCTGAAACGTGACGGCCTTCGCGAGCACGTTCACGCCCTCGACGACGAGCCCGAGCGCTCCGCCGACGGCGGTCAGGTGAGTCGTGACGCCCTGGAGGATGACCGACCACGCCGAGGTTTCCTTGCCGAGCCCGAGGATCGCGGACATCAGCTCCTCGACGGCGGCCGCGAGATCTTTTGCGGACTCCCACAGGGAGCGCAGCGGCGGGAGCACCTGCTCGGCGGCGGACTTGAGCCCCTTCATGGCGGCCTGCGCCAGGTCCATCAGCATGGCGCGCGTCGGCTCCCACGCCACGAGCACCGCGATGCCGGCCGCGGCGAGCCCCGCCGGCCCCATCACCGCGCCGAGGACGCCGGCGATGGCAGCGCCCACCGGACCGGCCATCATGGTCGCGAGCGCGCCGAGCGCCGACACCAGGAGCCCCGCCACGAGGAGCACCGGACCGAGCGCAGCGGCGAGGGCGAGCGCTCCGACGATGATCGCCTGCACCGGCTGCGGCAGCTTGCCGAACATCTCGGCCGCCGCGGCGAGCTTGTCGATCAGCGGGAGGAGCACGCCCTGCGTGAAGTTCTGGATGATCGGCTCCAGGTGCGAGCCGAGCGTGATGCCGGCGTCGATCAGCCGATCCTTGACCAGGGACATCTGGGCCGAGAACGTCTGGAGCTGCTTCTCGGCGACCTCCTGAGTGGTACCGCCCGCCTCACGCAGCTCGGCCTCGTAGCGCTTGATGGCGGCGGACGTGCCGAGCAACGGGTTGATGACGCCCTGGACGCGCGCCTGGAACCCGAGCGCATTCAGCTCGGCGATCCGCTCCGCGTCAGAGAGGTGGAGGAGCGCGCCCTCGAGATCCTCGACGATGTCGCCCATGTTGCGCATTTCGCCGCTCGCATCGAAGACCTCGACGCCGAGCCGCTTGTAGTCGTCGGCGTTCTTGACCGCGGCAGCGCCCATCAACCGCAGGATTCGCGAGAGCGACGTGCCGGCCACCTCCGACTTGACTCCCTGGTCCGCGAACGCGGCGAGGACCGCGACGCCCTCCTCCATGTCGATCCCGAACGTCTTGAGAGCGGCGCCGGCCTCGCTCGTCAGCGCCGTCGAGAACTGCTCGACGCTGGCATTCGCAAGCGTGTTCGCCTTGACCAGGACGTCGGAGACGCGGACCATGTTCTCCATGTTCGCCACGGCGTCGTCGCGAATCGTCAGGCCGAGCGCCGACTGCGCGTCGGTGAGGAGGTCCGTCGCCAGCGCCATGTCGAACATACCGGCCTGCGCGAACGACGCCACGGCCGGCAGGGCCGCGATCGAAGCCTCCGCGTCGAGGCCGGCCGACGCTAGGAAGAAGTACGACTCGGCGGCCTGCTTCGCCGAAAACGTTGTCTCCTTCGCCATCTCGCGCGCCGAGTCGGCCATCTCCGTCTGGAGCGCCTCGGAGACGTCGCCCATGATGGCGATCGACTGCGTCATCGCCGAGTCGAAGTTGGCGAACGACTTCACCGCGGCGCCGCCGATGAGCGCGATCGGCGCCGAAACGGCGAACGACATCGCGCTGCCGGCCGCCGTCATCGACTGGCCGAGCGCGGTCAAGTTCTTTCCGGCCGTCTTGAGCTGGCCCTGCGCCTTGGTCAGCGCTCCGGTGAACTCGTCGCGGAGGCGGAGGACGCCCTCGACGGTCCCGATGCTGACCGAGCCGGCCATCAGTGATCCTGCCGCTCGTGGCGGCGCTCAACGTTCAGAACTCGCTCGCTCAGGTTGTCGAGGTCACTGCGACGAGGGACGTTCTCCTTCAGGGCGCAGGCCGCCACGGGGATGCTCTCAATCAGTTGCACTCCCTTCCCCCCGCCTCACCCTGCCGCCGAACGCCGAGCGCAACATCGACGCCGTGCGGCCCCACTCCCGCGGGTCCGTGACCGGCCGGTACGACGCGCGCCGCTGCTGCCGGTAGAGCGGCATGAACTCCGCCGGCGAGAACGGCCGAGCGCGACGCTTCCGGTCGCGGTTGACCTCCGCGACGGTCGACGCCACAACGGCATGCCCGAGGGCCTCCGTCTCCGGCCCCCAAGGGCAGACCGCGTAGAACCGTCGCCACTCCTCGAACATCTCGAACGGGATGCGGTCCAGCATCCCGTCGACGTCGACCTCGCCCATCGCGAGCGCTAGCTCGAAGGCGAACCGCCTCCGACTTCCGCGACGAAAGGGTCTGCCTGTTCACCGCCACCTGCGGCCTCCTCCCTGCCGGTCATCTGCCCGGTGAGCTCGCCGGCCAGGCGCTGGTAGACGTCGGCCGGAAAGAAGTCGTTGAGCGTCTCGACGTCGCCGTCCTCGAAGATCCGTTCGCCGGCGTCGTCCCGGAGGAGCTCGACGAGGAGCCCGTTCTGCAGCTCGTTGATCTCCCGGATATTGATCGGCGCCCCCTCCTGGCGCGAGGCGTGAAGCTCGGCCAGCGGCATGAGTGCCGCCGCCGACGCCTTGCGCATGTAGATGACGCCGGGCTCGCCGCTCTCGTCGCGGATCTCGGGGATCTCGATCTTGTGCAGCGATTCGATCGCTCGCTTGAAGTCGTCCTTCCTCAGCACTCGTCCCATTGGTCTTTCTCCTGTCAGTCGGCCAGAGCCGTCGTCAGCTCTGGAGGTCGCCGTCGAAGAACATCGGGCCGCTGAGCCGGATGGCGCACTCGGCCGTCCGCGCACCGACGCGAACCGGGTTGGTCACGTTGAACGACTGCACCTGCCCGCTCCCGATCCACTCGTCCGACGCCGGCGCGCCGGCGGGGCCGCGGTAGCGAACGCCGAAGCACTCGTTGTCGCGGAGCTTGCCGATCAGGCCGGTGAGGTGGTCGTGGGTCTGGTCGTTGAAGATGAAGTTGATGCCGAACGTCAGCACGTCACGCATGAGCACGCCGAGCGTGTACGTGTCGATGTCGTCGTTGTGGCTCGTCACGTCCTCCTCGGGACGGGACAGGCCGATGGAGATGTCGCCGTTGAGCTGAGCGACGGTCGTGAACACCCCCGGGGTGCCGACCGGGTCGAGCTCGATGGCGATCGTCGCGCCGTGGCCGGCGGTGATCCCTGCGCACTGTGGCATGGCTTTTAGGTCTCCTTGCTTCTCTGTCGGACGGTCCGGCCGCCTACGCGACCACCGTCACGTTCCTCGTTCCGTCGAGCGCATCGTAGATCTGCTGCGCTCGAAGTCGCGCGGCCGTGTACGCGCCGCGCACTATCACTTGGGCCGACAGTCGCTCCATCCGGTCTCCATCGTGCGTCTCGAGCGGAGCCGTGCCGCCGGTGTCGATCACCGACGTAAACGGCCCGAGCCCGTCCGGCACCTTCTTCCTGCCGATGAACGTGTCGACGTTCAGGGCGAGCGGGACTCCCGCGTCGACGCAGATCCTCACGACGTCCTCCTCCCACTCCGGGACGGCGCCGTGCGCGGTCGCCACGAAGTTGACGCTGAAGAGCGTGCGGTTGTTCTCGTCCTCCGTGACAGGGAACGGCCGCTGGACCGCGAGGATCTCGATGTAGCAGGTCGTCGGCACGTCGCGTCACCTCAGCTCGATCTTCTTGGCGATGCGGTCCGCCATGCCGCCGACGGCGTCCGTCAGCGGGCGCTCCAGGTACTTCGCGCCGTGACCGGCCGGGTTGAAGGTCACAGACTTCCCGCGCCAGCTCGGCGGGTCGTGCTCACTCGGCGTCTCGTGGATGGCGATCGCGTACGCCGACGCCGCGCCGCCGTAGGCGAGCGTGACCTGGACGTCGTCGCCGCTGCGCTCGACGTCGCCGACGAAGCCCGACGCGCGGAGCGTGCCGAACCGGCGCGGCACGAAGTCGCGCTTCGACGTCGCCATGACCGTCTCCGCCTCCTCGCGCAGCGCTCGCGGAATCGAGTCCACCACGCCGGCCGCGACGGCCGCGATCCGCGCGACCATCTGGTCAACGCCGGTCAGCTTGAACGTCGTCGCCATCAGACCGCCTCCGCCCGAGGCCCTACGTCAGCCCCAGGGGCACGGCCCCCCGGGGGCGGGGGGTGGTTCACCCGGGTATCAGGCCCCGACGCGCCCTGGGGCGAGCCAGGGGCCACGGCGGGGTGCTCCTGGGCGACGATCGCCGCGTAGTGCGCCGTACAGGCCCGCTCGATGACGTCGACCGTCCCGCGGGCGGTCCGCTCCCACGGCAGGGTCGCCGCGAGGGCGAGCCCGCGCTGCCGGATCGTGCGCCGGTGGAGCGGCGAGCGGTACAGGTCGTCGAGCGCCTCGATCGTCGCGACGCGGTCGGCGACGCCGCCGATCGTGTGCGGACCGGCGCCGGCGTTCGTTGGCGCGGTGAGGGCCGTCGCCGTGCACGGCACCAGGACCGCGGCACCGCGAGCCCAGGAGCCGAGCCCGGACCAGTCCGGGGCAACGACGGGGACGCCACAGGCCATCGCTTCGAGCGCAGGCAGGCCCCACCCCTCGCCTTGGGTCGTCGTGAGGTAGACGTCGAGCGCCGAGAGGACGTCGGGCATCAGGTCGTCCGGAGCGCCGGCCCCGATCGGCGGCTTGCTGACGACGACGCGACCCGAGAGGCCGTAGTAGCGGACCAGGCTGCGCACGTCGGCACCGAGCTCTCCAGTCGGGGCGACGTGGAGGGCGAGGTATGCATCGTCGACGTTGCGCCGCTCGACCCACTCGGCGAAGTACGCGATCGTCAGGTCCAGGCGCTTGCGCGGCTGATTCCTGCCGATCGCTCCGACGACGAAGGCGTCTGGGCCGATCGCTTCCGGCAGCACACGGCGCCGGGACTCCGCGCGGTCTCGCGGCGTGAACCGCTCGAGGTCGACGCCGAGCGGGACGACAGTCGCGTCGCCGGAGTAGCCGCCACGCGCCAGCTCCTCGGCCCCGAAGCGCGTCCACGCGATGACGTGCGCGAGCCGGTCGAGGTCGCCGCCGCGCTGATTCTTCCCGTCCACCGCCACGTGACCGATGACCGGCGTAGCCAGTACGCGGTCGGCCATCTCCGCCGACACCGTGCGCGCCCCCTCCGCGACGCCGTCGATCTGGCGGAAGTACGACGCGACGTTCCACGGATCCTGGAGCAGCACGACCACGTCGGGCGCGAGGCGTGCCATCAGGACCGGCAGGCGGGTCACGCCCATCAGGTCGTGGCCCTCGTCGTGCGGCTGCCGGCACGGCCATACGCGGTACGGGTGGCCGTGAGGGTCTCCCATGTAGTTGATCCCGAGAACTTCGACCTCGTGACCGCGACGGACGAGCTCGTCGCACGCCGCGTGGGTCACGCGCGCGAAGCCAGTCGCGACGCAGGCGTCGCCGACCCAGATCACCTTCACCGCGCCTGCTCCTCGCGCTTCGCGCGGCGGATCGTCCCCTTCGCGTCGCGGATGTACATGCGACCGTCCGACGTCGCGAAGACCGACTCGCCGTTGGCGGCCTGGAACTCCCGGGGACGGAAGTAGCGACGCCAGGACGGCAGCCGCGGTTGCTTCCCTTGGTCCTTCGTCGTCATCTTGCTGCTCTCCTCTCTACGTCGTAGCCCGGGCTCGCGTAGGACCACTCGCGTCCCGGCCAGCTCGGGAACGTGAATCGGTGGGAGCCGATCGACGACGACTCACCGACGTGCTGAACGAAGCTCGGAGCCGAGGCGAGGAAGTGCCGCGCGTCCGGGTTCATGTCGCGAGCCCATCGGTGGAGGATGATGTCGTCGTAGACTCGCCGTCCTTTGCTGTCAGAGGACAGGCGCGGCCAGGCATCCTCGAACCAGCGAGCCAGTCGCCGTGCCCAGGAGATTGAAAGCGCGTAGCACTGCGTGCCGAAAAACTGCCCGATGGGATAGGGCGCGGACGTAGCGCCGTCGAGCGCCGCGCGGTGCACCGGGGGCCAGGTCGTGCCGAAAGAGTAGAGGAGCCAGTGCGGCTGATAGTGGTCGGCGAGCCAGCGGCAGAGGCTCCCGTAGAAGTCGGCGCAGAAGTCGAGGTCGTCCTGCATCATCAAGACGAAGTCAGCGTCCTCGTCGGACGCGAGAGCGAGAGCGCGGGCGGCGTTGGCGTTGAGCGAGCGCCGGTGATCGGTGCCCGGGGTCTCGATCTGGTATCGCCCCGGCAAGCTCCCGGGACCGGCTTCTCGCGCAAGGTAGGCGGGAGAGGAGCCAGAATCGACGATCCAGAATGGGGAGTCGCTCAACCCGCCAGCGCGCTCCAGGTTGCGGAGCGTCTCGCCCAAATACTGCCGCTCGGGGCGCTCGACGGTGATCATGGCCGCGGCGATCCTCATAGCGCCACCCACCAGAGCTGACCCCTGCTCTTGACCCGGTCGCCGTAGCGCGCATCGACCGCGGTCCGCGTGCCAGCGCGACGCTGATAGTGGTGCCCGCAGATCGTCCCGCCGGGGCGGACGAGCGGCTCGTAGGCCGCAAGCTGAGCAGCGGTTTCGGCGTACTCGGTGGCGGCGTCTAGGTAGACCAAGTCCGCGCCGGGGTCGACGAGCGCCGCGGCTTCGACGGCGGGGGAGCGGAGGAGCCGAACACGGCCGGATTCCAGGTGCTCGGCGAGCGCTGCGCGGCAGCGCGCGTAGGCTTCATCCGGTCCGACGCGCAGCAGGTTCGCCTGCATGCTAGGCGAGCCGTAGTGCTCCGCCGACCAAGCGTCTACGCCCACGGCGAGACCGCCCGTCGGGAGGTTGTCGGCCCACGCCTTGAGCGAGCGACCGAGCCAGACCCCGATCTCGATCACGTAGCGGCACTCACGGGCGCGCTCGGCGATCCATGCCAGCTCGCCGCGGGTCGTCGCCAGACTGTCGAGTGCCGTCGTCACGCGGCGGCCTCCAGCTCGAAGACGACGTAGCGGGCCGCGGCCGGCCCGGCGTTGCGGATCCCGTGCGGGGCCCCCCGGTCGTGCCAGACCAGGGCGGGCGCGGTGATCTCCCGCCCCAGGGTCCGAACCGTCCCGTCGAGCAAGACGATCGCCACGTCGTACGGGTCGCAATGCGCGCCGTAGCCGGCACCGGGTCCGAGCACGGTGAGGTGGGTGTGCATTCTCCGGAGCCGCAGGGCCGGAGAGTCGAGCGCGACGAGCGGCACGAAGCCCTTCGCCTCTCGGCGGTCCGAGTAGCTGAACGTCCTCATCCCGAGCCGCCCGTCGGGCGAAGGGCCCATCCTGTCGCGCCCTACCCACTTCACCATCAGATACTCGATCGGCTCCGTGGAGTCGTTGCGGATCGTATGGTGCTGCGTCGGCGGATAGTAGACGCCGCCGCCTTCAGGGAGCTTCTGGACGACGGCGTGCTCGGTGCTCGGACCGGACGCCAGCACCAGGCTCGCCTCGCCCCGGAGCACGACCAAGAACTCCTCCTCGGGGTGCACGTGCGGCGGGTGGGGGCACTTGCCCGGGAGCAGCCCCGAGACGTGCACGGAGACGCGCTCGCAGGTCGGGGTGGGGCGATCGAAGAGGAAATGCGGCACCCACGACCGAGTCTGGCCCGCGGTCAGGGCGTGCGAGAACGGGTAGACGCCGGAGGTCGGAACAAAGGCAGTGGCAGGAGGGGTCATTGCGGCGCCTCGACGATCCGATTGATGCCCTCCGGCGCCCGGCCGGAGACGAGCAAGCACGGCGCGGGTCCGTGGTAACGGAATGGCCACTCCAGCCGCGAGAGATCCGCCTTGCGTACCGGGTAGTCGGCCGCCGCGTACTGGAGGATGAGCGCCGTTCGCACGGAGGGCGTGTCGTTGCGCGAGGCGTGCCAAGTGTGCCCGTCGAAGACGACCGCCTCGCCCGGCGCGGCTGCGAGCTCGACGATGTGAGGGGGCACGAAGTCGCTCCCTTGCACGTACGTCAGGCGGCGTGCCAGCCCGAGAACTACGGCGTCGGTCGCCTCGTCGCGGGAGAGCCCGGCGGCGGCGCGCGCCTGTTGGATGGATACGCCGGAGCGGTGCGAGCCCGCCACGAAGCGCAGGCCCGAGCCGCGGGAGCCTCCGGAGAGCGGAATCCAGACGGAGACGAACCGGCCCTCGGGATCGGACGTCTCGATGTCGGTGTGCCAGGGGTGAACGTCGCCCGGAGCGCGGGAGAGGAGATGAGCGCCCCACAGGACCGCGTCGTCGCCGACCGCCGGGCGCACCAGTAGGTCGACGATCTGCGGTAGCCGCGCGACGCGCGCCGCCTCGGGGGAGACGGTGGCGAGGCCCTTGAGCCAGCAGCCGGGGTGATCGCGGCAGGCGGTGAGGATTCGCCCCGCCTCCGCCGCGTCGAAGAGCCGGACGGGCCCGAAGAAGCCTTGCCCGTTCACTGCACCGCCTCCAGCGCTACCGTCTCGGGAGCGGGGATGGACAGCAGGCCCGCCGCGAGCCGACGGTGGATCTCGCGAAAGGCGCGGTCGCGCAGCGGGGAGCCGAGCCGGGTATCGGGCGAGCCCATCAGGGAACCGGGGTGGAGTCGCGCGGTCAGGTGAGGGGTCGGAAGCGTAGTGAGCGGCAGGCCCATGTCCCGCGCCCGCCACCAGAGATCGGTGTCGGCCGAGACGCGCCAGGGCGCGAAGCCGCCGAGCCTTTCCCAAGCGGCCCGGGAGATCGTCGGACGGCCGGTGTCGAACGGCACGACGCGGAACGCGGCGAGGTCTTCAGGGATCAGACCGTCCTCGTCGCGCCAGACCCGACGAGCACACCCCGCAAGGCCGCGCTCCCCCGCCGCCTCAGTGAGGCGCTCGACGTAGTCCGGGTCCATCACATCATCGGCGTCGAAGATCAGATAGTGGGAGGCGGTGGCAAGAGCGGCGAGCGAGTTGCGCATGACGTAGGCGCCGACGTTCTCGGGCGAGTACCAGAAGGGGACTCCAGCCGCGGAGAGCACGCGCGCCGTCGACTCGCACCCGTCGACTCCGATCCGCAGCTCGGCTTGCCGGCCGACGGACTTGACGGCGGACAGGATCCAGCGCTCGGCGCGGTAGGCCGCCATGAGCACGGCGGGTCTCATGGAGTAGCGCGCCCTCCGCCGATCCGCCTCTCCCAACGGAATGAACGCATAGACCCGACGCGGCGATAGACAACGACGCCCAGGACCGAGAGCATTGAAAGCCTTCCGAGGCGCATGTACTCGACGCCAGGGAAGCGACGCACTGTGAGTTCCAAGGTCTCGCTCATGGCAGGTAGACCACCTCGAACAGCGGGCCGGACTCGTCGGAAACCGGGTCGACGCGGATCGCCTTCAACAAGTCGCGCGGCGGGCCGAACGCGGCCGGCAGCGTGTAGCGGTGGAGCGTCACGGTCAGGCCGTAGAAGGCGCCGCAGTAGATCACGTGGCTCGCCGTCACCTCGTGGCCGAGCGCGTCGCGGACCTGGACCAACTCGCCCTCGACCTGACCGGAGACGACGAACGTCGCGCCTGACGCAACGAACTCGCCGTAGGCGTCCTCGACGCCGGGCGTCACGACGACGGCGTGCGGCATCAGGTCGGCGAGCTCGCCGAGGAAGTCGAGCGGCGGCACGGCTAGCGGTACCCTCCCATGGCCTTGAACACGCGCGGTCGCGGCGTCATGTAGTACGCGCAGAGCTTCTGGAGCCGCGAGATCACCGCGTCGAACACCTCGGCCTGGTCCGACTGGTCGTCGAAGCGGAGCTTCAGCCGTCCGACCTGCTTCTCGATCAGGCTCCCCGAACCGGAACGCGCACCGCCGGCCTGGAGCGCCCCGAGGAGCCGGGCCGCGGCGCAGTACGGCGTCCAGACACCGGCGCCGTGCTCGGCGTCGAGGACCGCGATGATCGCGTCAATCTCCTCGTCCTGGAACACCGCGTCGGCCGCCACCGTGTCGCGCACCTCGAAGCGCACCCGGCTTCGGACGTCCGCCTGCGACGGGTCGTAGGTGAAGCTCACCGGCCAGCCTCCGGCGCCGCGAGCGGCTGATAACCGGCGCACAAGCAGAGCCAGCAGCCGGCGCGGTACGGACCTTCCCCGATGAACGGCCCGCCGGACGCTTCGCGGTGCGCTTCGCGCGCGTGGCCGCAGGCGCACATCTCCGGGTCCACCTCCCCGCCGGCGATCTCTCTGGCGACGAGCGCCGCGACGCGCCGCTTCTCGCGCCGGCGGCGGGCCTTCTTCGACTCGACCGGCTCCGGTGGTGCGGGCGACTGCTCCGCCGCGGCGTCCTCGGCGACCGCCTCGATTCGTGACGCCATC